AACTGGTATTGCTATGTGCCGTACCTTGGATTCAGTTGATGAGCCAGGGAACGATGTAGCTGTAGCCGCAGAGAACGCTTATTTGAAGTTGAATGTACAACTCATTCAGCATACAGATAACTTCCTGACTGCCACTGTTTCTGCACCTGCAACCATCACTGCCTACTTACTGGGCTAATTAAGGGAGATTAAAGAATGGCTATTAATAGAGCAAGTATTGCGAAAGAGCTTCTCCCAGGTCTTAATGCCGTATTCGGTATGGAGTATGGGGAAGTTGCTGACGAACACGCACCGCTTTTTGAAACTGAAAATTCAGATCGTGCGTTTGAAGAAGAAGTATTGTTTACAGGATTTGGTACTGCACCTGTTAAGGGTGAAGGTTCCGCAGTGTCCTATGACGATGCACAAGAGAGCTACACGGCTCGTTACACACACGAAACCATTGCACTTGCATTTGCAGTGACAGAAGAGGCTATGGAAGATAACCTCTATGACACATTTGCAAAACTTCGTGCAAGAGGTTTGGCTCGTGCTATGGCGAACACCAAGCAAGTTAAAGCTGCTGACGTGTTCAACAACGGCTTTAGCGCAAGCTATGTAGGTGGTGACGGTGTTGCATTGTTCTCTGCTTCACACCCAACAGCTGGTGCTGGTAATCAGTCAAACTACATTGGTGCTTCTGATCTTGCAGAATCATCTTTGGAAGCTGCACTGATCCAGATCTCAAAAGCTAAAGATGACCGTGGTATTCTGATTGGTCTGCAAGCAAAGTCTTTGCACATCCCATCAGATTTGGCATTCACTGCTGATCAAATCCTGAACAGCACAATGTCAACTGCTACTGCTACCTTCGGTACAGATGGCATTACCAATGTCAACGACATCAACTCAATTCGGAATCAGGGTCTTGTACCTGGTGGCTTCTACGTAAACCGCCGTTTCACAGACACTGACGCTTGGTTCTTGAAGACCGATTGTCCGAATGGTGCGAAGATGTTTGTTCGTGCGCCTCTGCAAACCAAAATGGAACCAGACTTCGACACTGGCAACCTGCGGTTCAAGGCTCGTGAGCGTTACAGCTTCGGTTGGTCAGACTGGCGTGGCTTCTACGGATCAGATGGTGCGTAGTACTAACGTCTAAAAAAATGTAAAAAGGGAGGGGTATGGGCTTTCATATCCCTCTTTTTTTGTGTATAATATAGTCAATAGTCCACCAATAACTAACTAATTAACAATGAGGATCAGATGGCTACAAATATTAAACAAGGTTTTGTTACTGGTAGTGGTGCAGTTTTAGACACAACTACAAACACTACAGTAGCTGACACACGCATTAAGGGTATTACATATTCAGGCATTGGTACATTCCTAATTACAGGAAGCGAAACAGATGCTTATGGAAACACCAATGGAAACAATATCAAATTTGTTGCAACGACTGTTGTGGATGCAGGTGATATTATGATTCCAGACTTTGGAGTAAAAGTTGTTGGGCCTGTAAAAGTTTCCGCACCAACATCAGCCGCAACAGTGGCAATTTATTATGGCTAACTATACCTTTCTCGTAGACGACATTTCTCAAGCCTGTGAAAACGATGGCACAGAGTTCCTAGCTTATGTTCCCAAAATGGTGAACAGAGCAGAAGAACGTATGACACGTGACCTAGACGATTATGGTCTTGTCACTTATACATCTGTTGCAGTATCAATTGACAATAATCAGTTGACATTACCTACAGGTACTCGCATTATCAAAAACATCAATATTACAACATCAGCTACTAGCACAACTGATCCTACACGTATTCACTTACTGCCACGTACAGATGAATACATTCGTGACTATTGGCCTGTAAGTGCAAGTACAGGTGTTCCAGAATATTATGCAAGACGTGATAATACAACTATTCTTATTGCACCTACTCCTGTATCAACATTCAATGGAGAGGTAGTACATATATCACGTCCAACAACACTGACATCAGCTACACCGAATAACTACTTTAGTGATTTTTGTTATGACGCATTGTTCAATGCATGTATGGTAGAGGCAATGATGTTCATGAAAAACTATAGTGCTATTACTTTGTTTGAACAAAGATATGCACAATCACTAGAAACTTTACGTAATCAAGCAAGACGTACACGCAGAGATGACATGGCAATGCCAGCAAGTCGTGCAGGTGCTGACGATAATCTAATTGTAGGAGCAAATTAAAATGTTTAAAAAGATATTAAAAGGAGGAAGTGGCGTAGCTACTCCACAGGCAGGTGGTTCATCTAGCATGGGTGGTGGCAAAGGTGGTGGCATGGCTGCAAAGGCTTTTAAAGAAATAGGAGATATTAAAAGTGGTACTGGCGGTGGAGGCCAGGTACAAGAAATTCTGGATAAACTACCACCAGAAGAACGTGCAAAGATTCTACGCCAGCTTGGTATGACTGGTGTTAAAAAAGGTGGCAAGGTTTCTAAAGCCAAAGCTAAATCAAAACCTATGCCAGTCAAACCAAAAGCTAAAAAAACTGTTAAGAAACAGTCTGGTCATAATAGATTATATTAAGGAGAAAATAAAATGGCTAACTATAAAGTAAAAAGCGGTGATACAGTATCACAGATTGCAAAGCGTATGGGTGTACGTGTTCAAGATATTATTGCCGCTAACCCAAATCTTGCAGATGTAAACAAGATCCGCATAGGTCAATCGTTAAATATTCCTGCTCCTAAAAAGGGTAAGAACATTGGTTCACAAGGTCCATACGGTCGTACATCTCAAACTGAAATGAACATGATGAACCGTAAGGACGATAGCTACACACGTGGTGTTCGTGCTAAAATGAAGGCAGGTGCAGAGACTTCACCTACCCCAAAACTAAAACAAAAAACACTAGAAGATAAAATAGGTACTGTAGAAAATACTCGTAAACGTGCTATGGATTATGTGGCTAAAAAGAATAGCATGCCATTACCAAAACCAAAGCCAAAAAAGAAATCTGCTAAAAGCATGAGTGGTCTTAGTTCAGGGGATGTAGCCGCTAACAAAGGTGGCATGATTAAACGTAACAAAGGTGGCGGTATTGGTTGTGGAGCCGCTATGCGTGGGTTTGGTGCAGTGAGGAAACCATAATGGCTAAGAAAAAACGAGCAGTTACACCTAAAGAAATTGACGAACTCGCAGATTTCTTTGAAGATAATCCTATTTACGATGACGATGATATGTTTGAAGATGACGTACCATCTGAAGATAGAAGTTATAAAAAGGGTGGCAAGGTCGGTTGCGTAGCTCGTCAGGTAAAAGGTTTTGGTAAAGCTCGTAGGAGAAAGAACAGTGGCTGATAAAAAATCTAAAGAAGATAAAGAGTACGAAGATCTGATGCGAGAAGTAGAGCAAGCTCAAAATGATAAGTTTCTTCTTGACGAAGACTTTGACGAAATGGGTTATGCTTATGGCGGTAAGATTATGAAGCGGAAAGTAGGCGGTCCTATGCGTGGATATGGTGTAGCCCGTCCAAAACTTCAAAGACCCTAACAATGCCACTTAAAGCAGGTAAGTCACCCAAAACAATTAGTCGCAATATAAGCACTGAAGTAGCCGCAGGTAAACCACGTAAACAGGCCATAGCCATTGCCTTGTCTAAAGCTGGTAAATCTAAGACTACTGCTACGGCTAAAAAGGGTGGCAGACCTACCAAGAAGAAGAAAACAAAGAGCCGTGTAAACGAGGCAGGTAATTATACCAAACCTGCACTACGTAAACGTATTGTGGCTCAAGTTAAGGCTAGTGACAAAGGTGGCGCACCTGGTCAATGGTCGGCTCGTAAAGCCCAAAGAGCTGCACAACTTTATAAGAAAGCTGGTGGGGGCTATAGATCTTAATTGTAAGTTGCTACACGTTAGCATTATGGAGATGTAGTAATGGACCCAATTACAGCAATAGCCGCAGCAACGACTGCCTACAATGCAATTAAGAAAGGATTTGAAGTAGGTAAAGAAGTTGAATCAATGGCTGGTGATTTGGGTCGTTGGATGAATGCCATTCACCATGTTAAGAAAGAACACAATGTTGCAAGGGGTCGTAGGTTTGGTAGCGTAGAAGAGGAAGCATTAGAAACATTTGCCGCTAAGAAAAAAGCAGAGCAAATGGAAAATGAACTACGTAACTATATTATAGGCCAATATGGTATGAATGCTTGGCAAGAAATTATACGTATTCAAGGTGAGATTAGAAAAAGACAAAAGGCAGAAGCTGCTAGAATAGCACAAGAACGTGAGCAGTTAATATATAACCTTACCATTATAGGTTTGATTGTATTCTTTTTATCATTTCTTCTACCGTTTATTTGGTTTGTGTATGAAGGATTACAGTGATATAATAAGGAATGTTAAATGGCATTAGCAAAATCACAGAGGAGCTTAAAGGCTTGGACAAAACAAAAGTGGAGAACTAAGAGTGGTAAACCATCCACGCAAGGTTCAAAAGCAACAGGTGAGCGTTACCTACCAGAAAAAGCTATCAAAGCGTTATCCGCAAAAGAATATGCAAAGACTTCGGCAGCTAAAAGAAAAGGACGCAAGACTGGAAAGCAACACGTTAAGCAACCTAAAACTATCGCTAAAAAGGTGAGAAAGTATAGGAAAAAGAAATGACACGAAGTAAGTTTCCGGGAGTTAAAAGGTTACCATCAGGAGGTATTGAGTATCGTGGTAAAAAGTTTGCTGGCTTTAATAAGCCTAGAAAATCTGACAGACCAGGTAAAAAGATTATGGTTCTGGCTAAAGAAGGTGACAAAATTAAACTTATACATGCTGGCGATGCGTCTATGGGTCACAACTACTCCGATGCTGCTAGGCGTTCATTTAAAAATCGCCATCGTAAAAACATTGCGAGGGGTAAAATGTCTGCTGCATACTGGGCTGACAAAGCTTTGTGGACTAAAGGTGGTTCTAAAAAGTCTCCTCCTAAAAGTCAAAAACATAAAAAATATGGTAAAGCGTAAGGGGAATTAAAATGTCTAATAAATCTATGCCAGATGAATCTAAAAACAAAAATCCTAAAAAACCTATGGCTATGCCTAAATCTATTTCACAAACTTTCTATGAAAAATATGCACCTATTATTAATAAAGCTTCAAAAGAATTAGGAAGTAAACAGCTTGGTGGATACGCAGGGTTATTGAGAGCTAGACGTGATGATCCTAATTTATATAATCGAATTGTAGAAATTACAGATAAACAAATTGCAATGGAAAAAGAAGCGCAAAGAAAACGAAACGCTAACCCTGACCACGCAATGAATACGGAAACAAACAGAACTAAAGTAAATAGAAAAAGTGGTGGTAAAGTTGGCAGACGTAAAACAACCAAGAGTGTTTCTGGACATAACAGGCTCTATTAAAGATGGCTATCAATCGTGGAAGCGTTGGACAACAGGTTATGAAACCAGGATCGAAGAAACGATTGACAAAGATTTCTGGCAAGAAGAGTGGTACAAAGCGTACAGTCCAATCAAAGCAGAGAAAGAATAGGTTATACTAAATGGCTACTTCAGGTACTTTTAATTTTGACATGGACATTGACGAAGTAATCCAAGAAGCTATGGAAATGATTGGTGGTGAGCAAACACTTGGACATGAGCCAAAGTCTGCACGTAGATCAATCAACTTACTTCTTCAGGATTGGCAGAACCGTGGTGTTATGCTATGGACTGCTAATACTTCTATTGTCACACTAGCTACAAGTGTTACAACATTTGCACTTGGTTCAGCCACCATTGACGTTCTTGAGGCCGTTGTCAATCGTGATAACACTGACACACAACTAGAACGTATCTCAATGCAAGAGTATCTAAAGATTCCAAGCAAGGGTCAGACAGGTCGTCCAACACAATATGCAGTTCGACATCAGCGTGGAAATCCTGTTGTACATCTATGGCCTATTCCAGAAAATTCTACAGATCAAGTAAAGCTTGAAACTGTACGTTACATGGAAGATGTTGACAAGTCTGCTACACAGAATGCAGATATTTCTCGTAGGTTTTTACCTTGCTTAACTGCAGGTCTTGCATATCACATGTCAATGAAACGTCCTGGTGTAGAACCTGCACGTATTCAAATGGTAAAACAAGAGTATGAAGAAAGACTTGCACGTGCTATGGAAGAAGATAGAGAGCGTGTAAGTATTTTTATTAAACCACGAGTTATGGTATAATGGCAACAACTAAAAATGTTTTTGGTATTTGTGATGTATGTGGGTTTCGTTATAAGTTAAACCAGCTAAAAAAGAATAGCTATGGGCTTATGGTTTGTAGTTATGATTATGATGGTGCTTATGATTTAAAGAACCATCCACAAAATAGATCACCACGTATTGAAGAACGTACCATGATCAGAGATATTAGGCCAGAAGATTCTTTAACATCTGGTGCAAATCAAGGCTGGTTACAAATAACCACTGCATTTAACAACACTTTGAAGTATTGGAATTTGATATAATGGCAGATTTAACTGGAAAGACTATAGCAGAATCATATAAGAATTTGCTACAAACATCCGATCCAAACAGTAATGGTTTAGGGTCAGGTCAATTTGTTTACATTCAAGATGGTGCAGGACGTAACTCTACACTGCAGATTTCACAGTCAGGTATTAATCTTACTGGTACAATTCAAATTAATGGTACACAACTTATAGCAACTGCAGAGCAACTTAATAATGCAGGTACTGGTGCGGCATCTGTTACAGGTATTGTAGTTGAATCAGGTGACAGTAAATATGGTCGTACACTTACAGGTTCTGCAGGTGTTACTATTACTAATGCTAATGGTACTGCAGGTAATCCAACATTTGCTCTGACACAGACAAGTGTATCTGCAGGTACTTATGGGTTAAGCC